TGGGCAATTCCTTGAGCACATCGCGCCACCCATCCCACGATTAGAGCACCGATATAGAGTTGAGGAATTCCTGTGGTAGCGACTGCGTCTGCTACCCTAGCAATTCCTCCTGATATCCTGGTTACGGGTCCTTGGGTTTTCTCCTTTCCGCCGTGCGCCTGTGCACGAATAGGCTTTTCTTCCTGTACTCGACTCGGTCCGTTTCGTGATGTCGGGACTGCGAGTTCGATGTTCTGGAACTTTGCCGTTACGGTATAGGTACAACGGGTAGAAGAGGCGGCGTCAGCAAGAGGTGAGACAACATAGATACGTACCGAGCCAAAAGGGTCCTTTGTATCGGACAAATTATAACTATCATACACACTAGCAAACGGAATCTTAATAATAGCACTAGACTTATTCTTAATATCTAACATCACATGGGGAAACGTTGATAACGAAGGTAAGTTTTCGTTAGCCTGGGCGCGGAAACGATTAGTAGCATATGAGTAAGGCGTATAGACTGCCATGAGACAACCTATCATGAAACGCGTAGCGTTTACACGAATGGTTAACTCGACATCTGCCTTCATATACTGATAATTGTTAATCTTATCTACAATCTGGGCTGATTTCAGAAAGATCGCTTCAGGGAACAAAAACTCATCTTTGTAAAACGTGAGATTATTTTCGTAAGCGTCAAAAGGCGTATGGAGGGGAAGAACAACATCCTGGGAGGTCCATTCGGATGTCTTGAGGCGTACCTCACGTTCCAGGACGTTCAAAATTTGTGGGGGGACCCACACTTCTGAAGCTTCCTGGATGGTAGTAGAAGGCCTACTTTCTTCCTCTCCCTGCGCTTCTTGAACACTAGTCAGATCTGTTGTTGGTACTTTACTTTCGGTTTGAGATACAGAAACATGAGTAATTTTATGTTCGGGCTTGTTAGACACCGAGACAACCCAGGGCATATTTACTTCGTGCCCCATGCTAAATAGCACTACGAAGGTTCTTTCCAGTGATCGTCACGATGGCTTTCAGGGATTATATGCCAACGATCGCTACAGGGTTTTAGATCCAGCAGATCAGCGCGAAAAGGCGGGCTGGGTGTGAGCCGGAGGAGAACACCCATTGAATCCACCCCACGGAGAGCGCCACTCCGCAGAACCAACCACAAGGCTTGAAAGAATAGCCAAGATTACTATTCTTGAAAACTACAATTTCC